GCATAGGCTGTGAGTGCACAGAGCAATAGCGTTGAATAGTGCATGACATCCTAGTCCGGCGCCTATAGAAAAACTCAGATAGATGGATGAGGGCAATAAGTAGCAATAGAAGTAAAATTGGTGAGTAATAGTAATTCACCGTTTTCCTGTTGCTGTAATAATCTATGCTCTTAGTACCGTCTCTGTATTTCCCTCCGTAGGGTAAACTGTGGATGTTGTCACCAACGTGTGGCAAGTTGTTCCTAGTTGCAAGAAAGGTGGCGAAAGCTAAAGCTGACCCGGCGATTGCAGCGATTAAAACTTTGGTATGATCAGGTGGTGGACGGAGAGACATCAAGAGAGAGTAAGGTGAGGGATTTGGTGGCTCTCGTCAATGCGACGTAAAGTTCACAAGCTGTTTTCCTATCTTGGGCTTTAGCTGTAATGGCACAGACAGTAACTGTTTCAAAAGTTGACCCTCTAACTTGAGTTGCCTCTTTGAACTCAGCGCAGTGATCCCTCAGCAGCTGGGATATTTCAGATCCGACAGCGATAACTTGGCCTTTAAGGGTCCCTTCAAACAAGTTCTTGTGCGCGAACTCCCCTCCCTCAAAATTTGACGAGATTTCAAAGCCTAAATCTGTGAGTCCGATTGCGATGTTCTTTCCGAACCGTTTTGTGCACTTCCCAATAAAATTGCAATCGATCCTCTGTAGATGTACACTCTGTTGCGGATCACCGAAGATGAGTACTGGGTGTAGTTCCTTGAAGTCCCCTTCAGTGTACTCGTCAACAATTACTTTCTTTCCCTCACAGTGAAGCTCCTTATACAAACAAGCGCTCTTTATATACTTGCCAGTGAGATTTGCCAATTCAGGAGCGCCGAATGTGTATGCCTCGAAGTCCTCCCGCTCAGCGAGCAGCTCCTTGATAAATGTTGTTTTCCCGAAACCAGGGACACAGTTTACGACGATTATTTCAGAAAACTTATTACAAACCCTAACAAAATCTTTAGCTACTAATCTTTTTAGTATAAAATCCATCAATATTCTGTTAAAACCTAAGCACAATAGTCAAATAGCATTTTCGAATAGACACCGGATGCCGGATTTGAGAAGGTGTTTATTTCTGATAATTATCCGGACACATTGGTAATGATTGTCTAGCTCTTCGGGACCCATGTACATATGTGCCAGCTCACCCATCAGATAAGCATAGGAGACCTCGATCGCGTAATTGTCAATGCACTTGAGTAAGTTATCCTTCTCAATTGCGATGCACAATCTTTCATAAACCAATTGAGGCTTCTTGTATATTCCGCTTGGTGTCAAGCACCACCCGCAGAACGTAGGTGTGGACACGAAGTCTGTTTTTGCCTTGAGCCTTAGTTTGTCAAGCACATCCACATGCTGGTTGGACAAATTGAGTTGTCGGTTGGCGCACATGTCATCACCAGCGAAGCAGATAGATACATTGTGTGGAATGTCATACTTCATGAATGTAAACAGCATATTACTCATGGTGTTGAACAGGAAGGTGCTTGCCTCACCGGAAAATCGCATTATCGAGAAGTTACCAAGTTTGGAGCCGAGATGGGTCTTGATGTGAATGTAGTCCTGAACAACCGACTCGGGTATGCACATGTATCGCATGAGTGATATTTCAAAAGCCAATGTATAATGATCTTGTGAAGCATCAAATGCCTCATAATCTGATTCCGTGCAGATGCCTGAAAAGTCGTTGTCGATAACCCATTCTTGCAATTGGTCTATGCTCTTCCCGGAATGAATGTAGAACCTACTTGGCAGACACTGTTTAAGCTTCTTTTCAATGTACCTCATGTACGGTGCGAATCGGCACAAAGCTTCATGCTGGAAGCAAACTATGGATTGTGCAGCTTTGGCATCAACGAACCTCTTCTCAAACTTTGTGCACAGTTGGTTCTTCATGAAAACAAAGCCATGATCGACTGGCCAGTCCCTTTGGCTTCTTATGTTATGGTGTTCAATTGTGCCTGAGCTCTTGCTGGTTTTCTTCTCTTCAAAATCAATGACAGCCTCCTCCATTAATTCATGGTCCATCCTATTGTCCAATGGGATTTTATCCAGAAATTCCCTCAGCATGTAGTCTCCATAAAGCATAACGCTCTTCAACTTCCCGCACTCTTGCTGGAAGTTAGAGAACTTAAGTCTTTTTCTGACCGCCATTAGAAATGTTGCCGTGTCA